CTCATATGAGAATTTAAGCCTATATACTAACATCAAAGGTAATCTTTGAGAGTGATGAGGCTCTAATTAATATAACTAATATTATTTATTTGTTTATTAATCATTTGGTTACAATGAAATAACATGCTGTAATTATCTATTACAAAGAATTACTTTTTTATTAAATTAGTTGATGTAATTATAGTAATTAAATTCAACAAATATCATGTATTGGGTGACGTTGATAGAGTTTATAGAGATAGCCATCAGTTAATCGCTGGTGGCTTTTTTATTGGAGATAGATATGTCAGATAACACTATTCAATTAAAAGTCTCAGTAGATACCACTGAGTTAGATAAGTTAGAAGAACAACTAACCCGCATTAAACAACTGATGCAAGATGTAGAAACAAAGCCTAAATCAACACCACAGTTTGCTGGTAAGTTATTTATCAAAGATGCCTTTGTTAATTCCGCAGGACTAAAAGATGCGGCTGTCAGTTATCAACTAGAGCAGGACGCTAAGGCTGAGTTGGCAGATTTGCGTATGAAAGCCAATCAACAAGATGTTGCTATCAATGAGCTTAAGAAAGCAATGGCAACTCAGCAACAAGCATGGTCACAAGCTGTGCGTGAGTTAAATAACAGAACGTGGTGTAGTCAGAAGTAAAGGTGAGAAATCCCCTCTTTAAAATGGCAGAAATTTGCCCTTTAGATTACAGGAGATCACATGCCACCTCGCATACCTCGCGCATGTCGTAAACAGGGATGCGCCAAGACAACAACAGAACGTAACGGCTACTGTGCAGATCATCAGAACCTAGGATGGGAAGCCCACCAGCGCGGTAAGTCTCGTCATCAACGTGGTTATGGTACCCAATGGGATAAACTGCGAGTACGTATACTCAAGCGTGATAAGTATCTCTGTCAAGAATGCTTAAGGGCAGGACGAGCCACCGAAGCGAAAACGGTTGACCATATCATTGCTAAAGCACATGGGGGTACCGATGCAGAAGAGAACCTGCAGTCGTTATGTATTCCATGTCATAGAACTAAGACTGCAAAGGAGAGAACGCTATGACGCAAGATGAACAAACCTTACTTATGTTTAAAGGAATAGTTGCTGAACTACCAGAACAAAGCAGAGCTAAGGTTGAACATTGTATTGCTGAAATAAACAAGTTGCTTGCGGAATATCCTGATGGTGAAGCATTGCTTGCTGTGGGCTATATCGGTGCCGAACAGCAGATGAAAGGTAATATTGGTCAAGGATAACAGTACCATTCTTCATAGGGGAGGGGCGGGTCAAATCCCTACCACTCTCGCCTTATAGGACCGCCCCCTTACCTCTTTTCACATCACCGCAGGTTAGAAAACTTTTTTTGGGGAACCCAAAGCGATTATTGATAGGAGATTTCTATTATGGCTGGACCGCCTAAAACCCCGTCACATCTGCAATTGGTGAGGGGGAACCCATCAAAACGACCGATTAATAAAAAAGAGCCAAAACCGCCAAAAGGGGTACCCCCAACTCCGAAACATTTTACTAAGCAAGGTAAGTATTGGTTTAAGCGTATTGCTGAAGAACTTGATGCAATGGGTGTCATGAGTCAGATGGATGCCAAGGCATTGGAGTTACTCGTCGAAGCTTACACTGAATATCGACATCATTGTGATGTTCTCGATGAAGAAGGCTATACCTACAAAAACAATACAGAAAGTGGATTGATGATAAAGGCGCATCCATCTGCTGCAATGAAGGCAGACGCATGGAAACGTATTCGCGCCATGTTAAGTGAATTTGGTATGACTCCCGCTTCTCGAGCAAAAGTCAGTATTGATAAGCAAGCCGAAGAAGATCCTTTCGAGGCATTTTTGAAAAAGCGCAAATGATGAATGGCAATCGTAGCAGATGGAATTCAGTACGCCGAACAGGTGGTGACTGGAGAAATTGTTGCGTGCGAACTGGTACGTTTAGCGTGCCAACGGTTTTTGAATGATTTAGAGCATGGGCCTGAGCGTGGCATCTATTTCATTGAAGATCGCGCACAGCACATACTCGATTTTTACAGTTTTATTCCTCATGTCAAAGGAGCTTTAGCCGGTAAGCCCATTGATTTAATGCCTTGGCATGTTTTTATCTTAATTAATATTTTTGGCTTTGTTATTCCGTTAATTGATGAACAAACGGGCAAAGAAGTTGTAGATGAAGACGGTGATGTTGTCTTTGTCCGTCGTTTTCGCACAGCTTATAACGAAGTTGCACGTAAAAATGCAAAATCCACATTGTCATCAGGTATTGGGCTGTATATGACCGGTGCTGATGGTGAGGGCGGTGCCGAAGTTTACTCTGCAGCAACGACACGTGATCAGGCTCGTATCGTATTTGAAGATGCGAAGAACATGCTGAAAAAGTCCAAAGCGACATTGGGACGTTTATTTGAGTTTAATAAACTCGCTATCTATCAAGAAAGAACTGCCTCTAAGTTTGAACCGCTTTCCAGTGATGCCAACAACCTTGATGGTTTAAATATTCACTGTGGCATTGTTGATGAACTGCATGCACACAAAACTCGTGATGTGTGGGATGTATTAGAAACTGCTACCGGTGCGCGTCTGCAGTCTCTTCTTTTTGGGATCACCACGGCGGGGTTTAATAAAGAGGGGATTTGTTACGAATTACGGGATTACGGTATTAAAGTGCTTCGTGGCCAAGTGGATGATGATTCGTTTTTCGCCATTATTTATACCTTAGATAAAGACGATGATCCCTTTGATGAAACCGTGTGGCAAAAAGCGAATCCGGGGCTGGGGGTTTGTAAGCGCTGGGATGATTTACGCCGTTTAGCCAAGAAAGCCAAAGAGCAGGTTTCGGCACGGATTAACTTCTTCACTAAACACATGAATATTTGGGTTACGGCTGAATCTTCATGGATGGATATGATGAAGTGGGATGATGCGCCTCAATTAGCCCCTAAACAAGAATTACAAACTTATCCGTTATGGGTCGGCGTTGACCTTGCCAATAAAATTGATATTTGTGCGGCTGCTAAAGTGTGGAAACAGCCCGACAACGGTCATGTTCATGCTGATTTTAAGTTTTGGTTGCCTGAAGACCGGCTTGAGCGTTGTTCTAAACAAATGGCGGAGCTTTACCGTAAATGGGCTGATATGGGATATCTCACATTAACTGATGGTGAAGTTGTCGATCATGCTCAAATTAAAGAAGAAATTATTGAATGGGTGACGGGTGAGAACTTAAACGAACTGGGTTTTGACCCGTGGAGTGCGACACAATTTAGTTTGTCACTCGCTGAAGAAGGGCTACCTCTTGTTGAGGTTGCTCAAACGGTTCGTAACTTTTCCGAATCCATGAAAGAGATTGAAGCACTAGTTTACGCAGGTAAGTTTCATCATAGCCAACACCCTGTTATGAACTGGATGATGTCGAACGTCACGGTTAAACCAGACAAAAACGACAATATTTTCCCTAATAAATCTACACCCGAGGCAAAAATTGACGGCCCTGTTGCACTATTTACAGGCATGAGTCGATTATTGGTGAATGGGGGGAGTGATAAACCCGATATCTCAGGATTTATAAATAACCCAATCATAGTAGGTATCTAATGCAACACAATAAAAAACCAGGGCGCATTAAAAGCGCGCTTCTTAATTGGTTGGGCGTACCCATTTCGCTGACCAGTGGAGATTTTTGGCAAGAATGGAGTGGCACAAGCAGTAGTGGAAAAGTTGTAACAGCAGATAAAGCAATGCAACTTTCTGCAGTTTGGGCATGTGTAAGATTGCTGAGTGAATCAATATCGACATTACCGATCAAGATTTATAAAAGTGAAAGTGATGGCTCAAGAAGCTTAGCGAAAGAGCACCCTATTTATAGATTGCTGTGCAAGCAACCCAATTTTGAGATGACGCCTTCTCGTTTCATGTTGATGGTTGTTGCTAGCCTTTGTTTACGTGGTAATAGTTTCATTGAGAAAAAATATATTGGTTCAAAGTTAGTTGCGTTAGAGCCTTTGTTGCCACAAAACATGATGGTTAAACGCAGTGATCAAACGGGTATGCTCGAATATAAATACACTGATCCGTTAGGGCAAAAAACACGAACGATCCCTACTAATAAAATTATGCACATTCGTGGGTTTGGTATGGATGGCATTTGCGGGATGATCCCTGTAAAAATAGGGCGTGATGTTATTGGTGCTGCATTATCCGTTGAAGAGTCAGCCGCTAAGATATTTGAAAATGGATTGCAAAGTTCGGGCTTTTTATCTTCAGAGTTTCCGCTTGATGATGAACAAAGAGAGCGCATTAGAAGTTACCTATTAAGCTTTGTAGGTTCAAAAAATGCGGGAAAAATGATGGTGTTGGAAGGGGGAATGAAATACAACAATGTCACCATGAATCCTGAAGCAGCTCAAATGCTAGAAAGTAGAACCTTCAGCATTGAAGAAATTTGTCGATGGTTTCGTGTTCCACCGTTTATGGTGGGTCATATGGATAAACAAAGTAGTTGGGCATCGAGCGTCGAAGGTATGAATATGCAGTTTCTTACTAATACGCTAAGACCTCTTTTAGTCAATATAGAACAAGAAATTAGCCGATGCTTATTGAATGGTGACGACGATTATTATGCTGAATTCTCTGTTGAAGGTTTATTACGGGCTGACAGTGCAGGGCGTTCCGCTTACTACACAACGGCATTACAAAATGGTTGGATGAGTCGAAATGATGTGAGACGGCTAGAAAATTTACCGCCGATTGAGGGGGGTGATATTTATACCGTTCAACTTAATTTAACACCGCTTGATCAGCTCGGGCAAGAAGCCTCTAGTAATGAAGCTGAAAAACTTAAAGCGCAGATCACCAACTGGTTGTTTCCTGAAGGTAATCCCATAACCCCACATTCTCAAAACAATCAACCTCACTCTGAGGAGTAAATTTATGAAAAAAAGTCATTTGCCAGTTGCGCTGGAGGATCGCCCCTGCGCATCGATTAGCTACGAGCTTAAACCTAGAGCGCTGGATAAATGGAATAGCAGTATTCGTGCATCAAGTACAGATAATACCATCTCAATATTAGATGTGATTGGTGAAGATTATTGGGGAGAGGGGGTTACTGCAAAACGTATTTCTGCCGCACTTCGCGCCATTGGAAATAATGATGTGGTTGTCAATATCAATAGTCCAGGTGGCGATATGTTTGAAGGGTTAGCCATTTATAACTTACTTCGTTCTCACAGTGGAAAAGTGACCGTCAATATTTTAGGTATTGCCGCTTCCGCTGCATCTATTATTGCAATGGCTGGTGATGAAGTTCAAATGGGCCGAGGTGCCTTTTTGATGATCCATAACTGCTGGGCTGTCGGTGTAGGTAATCGGCATGATTTTGCAAAATTAGCTAATGATCTCGCCCCTTTTGATACGTCGATGGCAGATATCTATGTGGCACGTAGTGGACAATCTAATGAGGTTGTAAGTCAGATGATGGACGACGAAACCTATATTGGTGCGAGTGAAGCGATCGAGAAAGGCTTTGCTGATAATTTGCTTACTGCAGATATTGTTGATGATGGTGATGAAAGCCCGCAAGCTGCCATTCGTAAATTAGATGCGTTACTTGCTAAGGCGAACACTTCTCGCTCTGAGCGTAGAAAACTTATTAGTGCTTTAACACGAAGTATGCCGAGCGCTACTTCCAATCCTCACGGTACGCCAAGCGCTACCTCTGAAATTAATCCTGAAACTCTTTCTGAATTGGAAAAGGCGGTAAATGCCTTCGCCACAGCTAACTAATCGGAGACATTATGTCTGATACAAATGAATTATTAAAAAATCTATCGGCAAAAATTGAAGAAGCCAATGGCAAATTTAATGCTAAAGCCGAAGAAGCCTTAAAAGAAGCGCAAAAAGTCGGTAGTTTAAGCACCGAAACTAAAGCAGCGGTAGATAAGATGGCAACCGAACTGAATGCATTGCGTGAATCTGAAAAAACACTCAAAGCTTCATTAGGTGAATTAGAGCAACATGTAGCACAAATGCCACTGAATAATGCGGTTCAAGCAGCCAAAACAATTGGTCAACAGGTCATTTCTGCAGATGCGCTGAAAGAAATTAACTCTAGCATTCAATCAAGTAAGCGCATTTCTATTCCAGTGCAAGCCGCATTAACTTCAACTGGTGTGGCTGAAGGTGTTGTTGAACCTCAGCGCTTACCTGGTATTGATGTTGCGCCAAAACAGCGTTTATTTATCCGTGATCTGATTGCGCCAGGCAAAACAACTTCACCGGCTATTTTCTGGGTTCAGCAAACTGGCTTTACGAATAAAGCCTCTGTGGTACCAGAAAATACCGCTAAGCCTTACAGTGATATTGAGTTTGCAACCAAAATCACACCAGTAACCACTATTGCTCATATGTTCAAGGCATCTAAACAAATCCTAGATGATTTTGCACAACTGCAGTCTTTAGTCGATGCTGAAATGCGTTATGGCTTGAAGTTTGTTGAAGAGCAAGAAATCTTGTTTGGTGACGGATCTGGTGCTCACTTACATGGCATCATTCCTCAAGCCTCTAAATATAAACCTGAATTTAGCGTCGAAAAGCAAAGTGGCATTGATGATTTACGCCTTGCGATGCTACAAGCGCAATTAGCTCGACTGCCTGCCACAGGGCATGTTTTGCATTTTATCGATTGGGCGAAAATTGAATTAACCAAAGACTCATTAGGACGTTACATTCTTGCTAACCCCTCCGCATTAGTTGGCCCAACATTATGGGGATTACCTGTTGTTGCTACGGAATCAGCAGCGTTTAAAGGCAAGTTCTTAACAGGCGCATTTAACGCAGGTGCACAGTTATTCGATCGTGAAGAAACCAATGTAGTGATTTCTACGGAAAACACTGACGATTTTGAGAAAAACATGATCTCAATTCGTTGCGAGGAGCGTTTGGCGTTAGCCGTAAAACGTCCGGAAGCCTTTGTTTACGGTGATTTCACCGTGCCTACATCAGGGGAATAATCGATAGAGCGGTCTTCATGACCGCTTTTTCTTTGGGGGCAACATGAAGCTAATTATATTACGAGCCATTTATTTTGGTGGTGTCGTTGTTACTGAGGGGAAAGAGATTGAAACCTTAGAACAACATGGGCGTGAGTTAATTCAAAAAGGCTATGCAAAAGAAAAGGAAGTTGTACATCCTGCTATTGAGCCTGAGCCTGAGCCTGAGCCTGAGCCTGAGCCTGAGCCTGAGCCTGAGCCTGAGCCTGAGCCTGAGCCTGAGCCTAAAAAAAACACCAAGGCTAAAAAGGAGAAATAATGCTTTCTCTAGAATTAGTAAAAGAACATCTCAGATTAGACATAGATTATTGTGACGAAGATGCGTTATTGCTCAGCTATATAAAAGCAGCAAAACGGCGCGTAGAAACATACACTCGCAGAACATTAATAACATCAGATGAAAGCGTCGAGAATAAGGATACTACGCTACAGTATGGGGGAGATGTGGAAATGTCTATGTTATTACTTATTGGCAGTTGGTATGCAAATCGTGAGTCGGTAGTTATTGGTAATGCTGTTAACGCATTACCTCAAGCTTTTGAAGCACTATTGCAACCTTATGTAAGGTACGGCATATGAATCCTCTTGGGGCCGGTGAACTCAATAAACGCATTTCCCTTTCTCACTATGTTACAGAACGTGATGATTTAGGGAGTGAAAAAGTCGTTTCAAAGAAAGTGGCTGAGGTATGGGCCAAAGCCGAATCGATGTCGAACCGTAAGATCCGTACCGCAGACCAAGATCAGGTAATTGAAACCTATCATTTCACTATTCGCCCTCGTTCTGATGTTGATATGGGATGGCTGGTGGGCTATCAGGGGCGACTATTTACTGTTCGGGCTGTTGACCGAAATCAGGCTGATAGAACCATTATTACCACGGAGGCGAATATACAACATGATAGAAGTTGATATTAAAGCTGATCTGGAACGTATTACGGGGTTGTTAGCTTATCCGTTAAAACTCCCATCCGATAAATTAGAGGGGGTTATCTATCAACGAATTAGCGACCCCAAGATAGACGCTGGATTAGCCCACACCTCACTTGTTCAAGCCCGTTTTCAAATCGTTATTCAAATACCTGATGATTATCCCAAAGCGCTGATGCTTGAATCTAAACTTTGTCGCGAATGGGAGTCTGTTGTGCATGGTTATATTGGAAATTATCCCATACAAACCGTTCAGCGAGGTAACTTTCAGCAGGACATGATCGAACAAACGGAAAATCGCAAAATTTATCGTATTTATCGTGATTTCATTATCACCTATCCCGAGGACGCATCATGAACATCACCATGAAAGTTGAGGGATTACGGGAATTAGGAGAGGTATTACAGCGATTAGAGAAAGATGTCCAAATTAAGATCCTCCGTCAATCAGGAAAATCAGCTATGGTGCCTGTTTTAGAGGATATGAAAACACATGCAGGGTTTGATGAAACAGTAGCAAGCGAACATATGCGTGACAGCATAAAAATACGCTCTTCACGCAGTAAAAAAACAAAAGGAGCGGTTTTAATAACCGTAGGACCCACCAAAAAACACTATATGAAAGCGAGAGCGCAGGAATTTGGCACCATTAAGCAAATCGCCCATCCATTTATTCGCCCAGCTTTGGATTACAACAAACAAGCGGTACTCAAAATTCTCGTTTCTGAAATCAGAGACGCACTCAGACAATTTAAATAAACCTATTCTAGGAGCTTAAATTATGGCAGTTCAAAAAACATCGCCAGAATACGCCATGCTACCGGCAGGCACTATTGTTAAATTTGGTAAAGTGGGTGACACCGCCGAGCAAATGAAGCCACTGGTTAACTGTAAGGCATTAGGTGCCACAGGACAGTCAGGGAGCTTTGTTAATGTCACGACACTCATTGATAAAAACCAACAATTCATCTCTGATTTACCGGAAGGGCCTGAAAAGTCGTTAGGATTTATTGATGATCCACAAAATGAAAATTTTGTTGCGTTCCTGAACGCAGCAGAAAATCGTGAAACGGTGCAGTTCTATTGTGAGCTTCCTAATAAACGTACGGCAACCATGATCCTTTCATTATCAGGCTGGGAACTAAACGACATTTCAGCGCCGGCTAACGAGGCTATTCAAATCACCGTAAAAGGTAAACAAAATAACCTAGTTTGGGGAACCTCTACAGTGACACCACCGACAGAAGGAAATGATTAATGAAAGGATTAAAAGCCTCTTTACTCACCGCTAAGCCACAGATTATTGAAGTGGAAATCTTATGCGGTGTGAAAGTGAATATTCGTCGTATGACAGCCAATGAGCTGATGCAACTTGAAACGGATGTCTCTGATTTAAATCGTCAGGGGAAATTTCGCGAATCGTCACTAAAAAATGTCAGTATGTTGCTCAATTGCCTCGTTGATGATGACGGCAAGCCGATAAACAAATCATTATTACCTAAACCAGAAGAACTGGTTAACGTTCATGATAACGCAATATTGATAGAAGCAATTGATATTGTGAAAAAACACTCTATTGGCACTCTAGAGGAGGCAAAAAAAAACTAACCGATAGTCCTCTACTCTATTTTGCTTATCAGCTTTGTGAAGAGTTAGGGGAAATCGATCCCTTTCGTGTTCTTAACTTGCCTGCCAATACCTTATTGGGCTGGCAGGCTTACTTCACACTCAAACATGAAAAATCAAGTGTGATACCGCCATCAGAGAGCACTCCCGCTTCGGAAAACTCCCCCAAAATCGTAAGCACAACTAAATCAGTTGAGCAGCAATGTGCTGACGTAATGAAAATGATAGGAAGATAACTATGGCCACCAATTTAGCCGATTTACGTGTTGGATTATTGCTGAATGACGCTAGTTTCCGCAGTAATATCACTGATGCGATGAATCACGCAGGACGTGAAACAGAGCGCTTCTCAAGAAAAGCAAAACAAAATGCTAAAGATGTTTCAGATAGCTTTCATTCTATTGGTACATCAGTTAAGCAGGTTGCGGGATCGTTAGCGATGGTAGGCGGGGTGAGTCTTTCTATCGGGAGTATTTTAGGTATTTCTCGTCAATATGGACAAGCGCTTTCTGATTTAGCGGCAATTACCGGTGCTGCGGGTGATCAGCTAAAAGTATTTGATGAAGCGGCTCAAGAGATGGGGCGAACAACACAATACAGTGCTATGCAGGCGGCAGAAGCTATTAAATTAATGGCAGCGTCCAAGCCTGAGCTGATGAAAACAAGTGAAGGACTGATTAATGTAACAAAAAGCTCCTTAATTCTTGCTCAAGCTTCAGGTACTACCTTACCAGATGCAACTAGAACACTGGCCTTATCGCTTAATCAGTTCGGTGCATCAGTATCGGATGCCGATCGTTATATTAATGTGCTTGCAGCAGGCTCTCGATATGGCGCTTCAGAAGTTAATGAGACTGCAGAGGCGATTAAAAAAGGAGGTGTTGCGGCCGCTCAAGCTAAAGTCCCTTTCGAAGAAATGAACGCAGTTATCCAAACGTTGGCAGAGCGTGAAGTTAAGGGCGCTGATGCAGGAACGGCATTGCGTAATATGATTTTAATTTTAGAATCGAGTACTGACAAAAAGCTCAAACCATCAGTGGTTGGAATGACAACTGCATTGGAAAACCTAGCACAAAAAAACTACAGCACAACTGCATTAACAAAAATATTCGGTCGAGAAAATGTTAATGCTGCCATGATACTGAGTAAAAACACCGATAAGGTTCGAGAGCTGACTAAGGCACTTACGGGTACCGAAACCGCCTATGAGCAAGCCAAAGAGCGTACTAATAATCTTAATGGTGATTTACAAAATTTAGCGAGTGCGTTTGAAGGGCTCGCCATTAAAGCGGGTCAATCGGCAAATGGTCCGTTAAGAACAGGCATTCAATCCGCATCAGATGCCATAAATACGTTATCAAATAATTTATCCACATTGGTTAACGTAGGCACATATGCAGTTTTACCTGTTATTGGTGCCAGAATGACAAGAGGGCTTCAAGAGCAAACCAAAGAATGGGTGAAAAATGAAGCTGCAGTGAGAAATAATGCGAAACAAATGAGGGAGAATGCTCAAGAAACCATTGATTTAGCAAAAGCATCAAGAGAACAAGCTCAGCAGGAGTCAAGGAGATTAGGCACTCAATCTGTATTGATGAGACAGTACGGCATTAATGCGAATTATCAAAAAGAATACTTAGCCTTAAATAGGCAAATTAGAGAAGCAGAACGCCAAGAGGCAATAGGAAAACAGAGACTTATCGCAGCAAATAACCAGCTTTCATATAGCCAAAGGGCGTTGCGAGCATCGAGCATGGCATTGAAGGGCGTTTATTCTGCTTTAGGGGGGCCAGTGGGTGCAGCTATGCTTGCTGGTTCTGCAATCTATTATTTTCACAATAAGGCTTTAGAGGCCAGAGATAGCGCTCTTAATTTAAAAAGAGCTGTCGCCGAAACAACAGATGAGTTAATGAGGCTATCTCAAGCCAAACTGGCCGTAAAGATAGATGATGTGAGGGATAGCCTAAAGAATATAGAAGAGCAAGAAAAAATAGTTAAAAATCAATTGGAGAGTTATAGCGATACCAAAATACAACTATTGGAAAAAAGGGGGAAAGGTTTTTTTGGGTGGGCTCATACATGGTATGAATCGGCTGATGAAGCAAAAGCTACACAAAATAAATTAAAAAGTGAACTAGAAGATATTATAAAAAATAAGGAAATTGAATCACAAACACTTGAAGCTGCAATAGAAGCTCAAAAAAGATTACTTAATGGAGAAAAGCCTCCTGAACTGAAAGAGGACAAACCAGCAGGTGACAGCGGAGGTGGTGGAAATGATGGGGGGAATGATCTAGTTTCAGGCTCTAAACAAAAAGTTAGTCAATACCATCAATTACGTATGCAAATAGAGCAAGAGCACGCAACCAGCTTAGAGCGCATCTCATTAAGTGAATCTGAGACGATGCGTAAGCTTCAGGAAAGCTTAAAAGCTGGTGGTATGAAGCAAGAGGAATATGAGCGATTAAAAACACTCAACGCTGAAAACCACATGAAACAGCGTGCAGAATTAGCAGAAAAATATTCACCGATGCGTACCTCATTGCGTAATGAACAAGAAATGACAAAAGAGTTGAAGTCTCTGTTTGAACAGAGATTGTTAACAGAAAAAGAATACCAATACGCGCGGATGCAGATGGACAAAGATATGTCTAAGTACCGCCTGTCAGAGCAAGCAAAAGGTATTTCTCTCCCGAATATCAGCATCCTTGGCGAAATTGACCCCGTTATTCAGCTTCAGAATCAGCTTGAAGAACAAAAGGCACTGTATCAAGCCTACTATGAAGATGGCTTGGTGAGTAAGGAGCGATACGAACAATTAATGATAGCTGCTACAAATAAGTCAAAAGAAGCACAGTATCAATCAAGTAAAGAGTTTTACGCATCTCAAGGCATGTGGCAACGCATGCAGATGAATTTAGTTGATACAGTTGAACAACGAACCGCCAATGCAATGACTGGTATGCTAATGGGAACAAAATCTTTTTCAGAAGGCATGAAAGAATTTTCTTCCTCATTAGCCAGTTCAATCATTTCTGATCTTATTCGTATCGCTATTCAAGCTCAAATTACCAACGCATTGACTGGATTGATGGGTGGTTTTGCGGGGAGTGGTGGTGCAACAAGTGGTGCTAAAGCGGGTAAGGTGGGTGTAAAAGCGAACGCCAAAGGGGATGTTTACAGCTCGCCAAGCCTCAGCCAATATAGTAATCAAGTTGTGAGCTCTCCAACGTTATTTGCCTTTGCAAAAGGTGGTACGCCTAATCTTGGTCTGATGGGGGAAGCTGGAAGCGAGGCGATCATGCCTTTAAAACGTGGACCTGATGGCTCTTTAGGCGTTAGAGCAACCGGAAGTAACTCTACCGCTTCAGGTGATACTATTATTCATCAAACATTTCATGTAACAGGTAATGGCGATGAAGCGCTTTATCAAGCTATACAGGAAGCAGCAAGAATAGGAGCTGAGCAAGGCGCTTCAAAAGCTAAATCTGACATTATGCGAGACTTTCAAACCAATGGAACATTAAGAAGGAATCTACGATAAATGGCAACGATACTATCGTGGCCACGCTCCATCGTGCCAACCACGCTGAGTTGGCAACTCGTGAGTAACAGCAAAACCTTTACATCAACCTTTACGGGAAGTGTGCAGACCGTACGCTTCCCTGGTTCGCGTTGGCGTTGCAGTATGTCATTTAATAATTTGACCGATGAGCAAGCAAGGGTTTTAGAGGCATTTGTTGCTGAGTTAGATGGTGAGAGTGGTCGAGTGAAAATTGGTGATTGGGCGCGTTCTGGTTTAACTCAACGCGGTAAACCTAAAGTTAGCCAACCTAACCAATCTGGAAAACTATTAGAGAGTAAAGACTGGTTACCCAATAGCATTGTTTTACGAATTGGTGATTATATCACGGTGAATGATGAGCTGAAGCGTGTGACAGCGAATGTGATCAGTGATGCACAAGGAAATGCAACAATTCCTATTGCCCCCATATTGCGTTACGCACCTGCAGTAAATGATTTGATAGAAAATGAAGTACCCTACGGCATTTTTAAATTAACCAGTAATGATCAGGGAAATTTCCAACGTAAACCAGGCATACTGACCAGCACTTCTTTATCATTCGAGGAGGCGTTAACATGAAATATCATCCCTTTAGTAATGATATGGTTAAGGCAATTAATGAGGGATATTATTTGGTTGTTGCCTCTCGTTTAAATCTAAAATCAGGCGTGGTGCGCGCACATACCGGTGTGGGTAATATCATTATTGCAGGTGAAATTTACCAAGGTGTTGGTCAGTTTGGTGCAATTGAGTCTGTGGGGGAAAATATGACCACAAGCCCACAACAGCTTATTATGAAACTCTCAGGTTTTGATTCTTCATTAATTGGAGATGTGATGAATGAACGGGTTCGAGGTCGAAATGCGCAGTTGATGTTAGTTGCATTAAATGAAGAAGGGAAACCTGCGCTTGCTGAGGTTTTATTTGCTGGCCAAATATCCACAATTGGCGTGACAACAGGTGAAGAGAATGAAATAGCGGTGACTGTTTCTAATCGATTTGAACGCTGGTCTTATGGGTTACCTGACAGATTTACTGATGAATCATGGTCTAAACGCAAGAAAGGAGATAGAATATTTCGTTATGTGGCGCAGATGGCTGATCGGGCTATTTATTGGGGTAGCAAGAAAAATGCACCTGCGTTTATTTATAAATAAAGGATGAAGGGATGAAAATAGATAATACTTATATAACTGCTGCAAAGTTTTTATTAGAAATTGATTCTATTTTTATTTCTATTGATGAACTAAAAGAAAAGTTAAATATTGGTTATAATCACGCTTCGGCTATATTAGAAGATTTAGCAACGCGAGGTATTGTTGACCAAGGTGAATTTATTAATGAGAAATGGGTATTTGTTATTGATAAAGAAAAGTTAGGCCTATTTCTTTTAGTTAACGATCCCATATTTAAAACAAGAGTAGATGAAAAATCTGAGTTAACGAGTAGCTCAAATGGTTTCTTATATACCCTTATTTTTATTTTGATAGCGGCGCCATTATTCTATTTGTTTTTAACTTTTATTTTTGGTGACAAGAAAAAAGAAATAGATTATTGCAATAGTGAGGAGCGTGCTTATTTAGCATCAACAAATATGGTTAGGAATACCTTAAAATCGCCATCTTCAGCAAAGTTCCCGCACTATACTGAAGTTGAAATTTATCCAGCGGGTCAATGCTCATTTCAAATAAAATCGTATGTTGATGCAAAAAATGGGTTTGGCGCCATGATAAGAAAACCATACTTAACAGTCGTTACCTATGATGAAAAAACACAATCCTATCTACAGAAATCATTAAATTTTGAATGAGATAAACACAGAATGTTATCCATGACCCGCTTCGGCGGGTTTTTTATTGTCTGGAGAAAATCATGAGACACCCTCAATGGACTACTCGCCTACCTGAAACTTTGAAAAATGCCATTAATCGCCCTTTCGTATGGGGTGAACATGATTGTTGTTTGTTTGCTTCTGACTGTGTCATAGCCGTTTGTAATTTCGATCCCTGCGAACGTATTCGTGGGCGTTATAAAACAAAAACTGGCGCATTCAGAGTGTTACAAAAAGAGTTTGGAACATTGGACGGAGCAGTGAGCCGTTTTTTTGATGAAATTCCAACAAATGAAGCTGGTCGTGGTGACATTGTGATGTTCGAGGGTGACGAAGGGGAAACGTTAGGGGTGTTATGGGCGGGTAAATTATGGGCTGTCTCAACAGATGGCGTTCGTGCGGTGAGCAATAAACCAATAAAAGCATGGAGAGTACAATAAATGGGTAAGACTGTCACAAGCGTTGTCTCCGCGGGCTTAATGATAGCAGGTGTTATTGCTACGGGTGGTTTGGGGACTGCATTAATTGTTGCTGGCATTGCTGTTCAAGCTGCAAGTGCGTTTATCTTTAAAGATAAGGTGCCCGGCTCAGGCTATCGGGATCAGTCCGAACGTAAACAGATGTTGCGTTCAGCATCAGCACCAGAAACGGTCGTTGTAGGTAAAACAATGATGTCAGGTTTGCTTTTCTTTGCTGAAGAGGAAGAGGGCGAACAAGACGAAAATGAAGAACTCTACATGGCGTTAGCCATAGCCTCTCATCCCATTCATAAATTAGGTCAAATTTATTTCAATGATGACAAAATTGAAGATTTAGGCGACAACGCACAATACGAATTTCATAACGGTAGAACTGAGGCGGATCCATACCTATTAAAACATGCCCCTTCATGGAAAGAGGATATGATTGGTCGAGGGCTTGCATGGTTACGCTTAACATTACGCTTTGATCAAGAAAAGTTCCCTTATGGTGTGCCTAATGTTAAAAGTGAACTATGGGGAAAAGAAATTTATGATCCCCGTACCGAAAAAACAGCGTGGTCAAATAATGGTGCTTTGGTCATATTAGATTATTACCGTCACTATTTGGGGGTTCCAGACTCCGATATTGATTGGGATGCATTTAAAAGTGCAGCAGATATTTGTGATGAAACCGTACAAACGCCTGATGGAAAAAGTGAGCCTCGATATACATTAAATGGTGCCTATGAACTTGAAGAGAGTCCCGCTTCTGTATTAGAGATGATGCATAAATGCATTGCCGGCGAACCGACCTATATTGCAGGTAAGCACGGTATTTTGATGCAGGTTTATAATGGGCCTGCATTACTCACAATTGATGAGTCACAAATTATCGATACGGTAACGGTGACACCGGAACTTTCTTTGCGTGATGCGACTAATGCGATTTACGGTACTTTCGTTGATGCAGAGCAACAATATAACAAAACTGATTTTGAACCCGTAGTTATTGAGGAGTGGATAGAAGAAGACGGCTTAGAAATTAAAGAAAATATGGACTACCGTTTTGTAACCAGTCCATACCAAGCCAATCGACTAGCCAATCTTTATTTACGTAAAAAACGTGCCGGTCGTCGTATTCAATTACGCATGAATTTAGATGGCTATGCGTATCGCCCTGGTGATGTTATCAAGCTCGAGTTACCTTCATTAGGGATCAGTGATTTAGAATTTCGCATTGCTGATTGGAAATTTCACCCATCAGAGGGGGTAGAGATTACTCTCGAAGAAGATGGTCCTTATATCTATGAAGACTTAGCCAGTAAACCTTTTGTTAGACCTCCATTCACTAAACTACCCACTGGTGGCGTACCAGCACCGATCAATCTGGCTTTTGTTCCTCTTGCTGTCACCGATATCGTTCAAGGTTACATATCATGGCAGAACGTGGCATCTGATATTCGCTATAACACGGTTAATATTCTCCAGAATGGCAAGGTTATACAGTCTATTCAAGTTCCGGGGGAGCGTGTTGATATAAACGGTTTAACAAGAGGCACTTATCGTGTTGAGGTGAGAGCAATTAATGTGGCCGGCGCCATGTCTGCACCCGCTATCAGTGATTTTGCTATTCAGGCACCTCCTGCACCGATTAGCGTTGAAATAACACCGGGTATGTTCAGTTTAACAGCATCACCAAGGCAGGGGGATAGTGCTGTATTTGGTTATACCTTTGAGTTTTGGTTTAGTGAAAAGAAACTCACCAGTCTTTCTGAAAATGAGGTGATCACCAAAACAAACAAAGTTGGTCAAGGGAATTTCTGGACGCAAGAGAATTTAAAAGCTGGCCACACGTATTATTTCTATATCAGAACAATCAATAGCTACGGTAAATCTGTTTTCGTAGAAGCTTCTGGTGTTCCAGTTTCGCTACCCACAGATATTTTTGATGATTTAGATAACACGGTTAGAGAAACGGAGGCTTTCAAACAACTCAGCGAAGAACTGAAATGGAACACCGAGTCTATTGCGGTACTGACAAACGCCACTTACTCGCTCTCTACGGATGTATTGCAACGTTCTGCTAATGCGCAGGCCGGTATTACTCAACTACAACAACTCCGAGTTTCTGATAATGAAGCACGGGCGCAGGAAATCAAAGAAATTTATTCTGCTGTTGGTGAGAATAAATCGGCGATTAAGGAGACTCAAACCTCTATTACTAAACTTGATGAGGCTATCGGTCAGCGTTTTACCGCAATCCGAACTGATATGGATAATGCTCAAGCTGATATTATTTCAAACTCCCAAGCCATCTCTAACACAAACAAGGCTTTTGCTGAAAACAAAACTCAAGTTCAGGCTAAGTTTGATGAGCAAGAGGGCATGATACAGGAGAAGATGCAGGCCACGTTTGAGCAATCAGGCGACGGTGTTGTGACCCACTCGATTAATATCACCATTAAACACAATGGCGTGAGTTATAACGCAGCAGGACAAGTGATTAGCGCCCAAGTTAAGAACGGGAAATTAGAGTCATACATTGGCTATAACGCGAATAACTTTGCTTGGTATAACCCTGTAAATGGCAAGATGGAATTATTCATGTATGCCAAAAATGGGCAGTTTTTTATTCGAGACTTATTTATCGAAGATGGCTCTATTACAAATGCAAAAATAGGGAATGTGATTCAATCTAATAATTA